AGGGTCTATATCAGAACTCAAAGGAAACGGCGAAATACGGCGCGAGAACACTACTGATAGTCTACTGGCAGAACTCGCTTTAGATATATTTTCAAATGATGATGTAAGAACTGGTAATGGTCGCATTGCTATTCGGTTTGTTGATGATACCTTGATTACCTTGACCGAACATTCAAAGGTCATAATTGACTCATTCGTCTACGATACTGACCGCAGTAAAAGTGAACTGGCTTTATCTTTTGTCAGAGGTACAGGTAGATTTCTTTCTAGCAAAACAAAAAGAAAAATACCAAATGAGAATGTGAAGATAAGGACAAATTCAGCAACAATAGGCATCAGGGGTACAAGTTTCTCAGTCAGTAGTGAGCCAGACACGGGCAGAGATTTAATAATACTACTGCCTAATGAAGATGGCACATCTAGCGGTGAAATAACCGTGACCACAATGGCGGGTACGGTGGTTTTGACAGAAGCATTTAGCGCTACAGTCGTTACAGTGGCAGAACAGATGCCAACAAGACCAGTAGTATTAACTGGATTGACATTAGACTTTATAGACAACTTGCTTATCATTAACCCGCCAGAGGAAACAGAACGCGCTGTAGAAGAACAAAATGCTAGTGCAGATAATATTCTTGATGTTGATTTGCTTGAGAATGACCTAGACACAGATTATCTGAAAGAAGATGAATTAGAGAATATAGACCGCCTAGACATAGACTTACTCAGTATAGACTTTCTCGTTGACTTGTTAGATGTGATAGAAACTAATGTCAATAAACAGGCAGAGGTAAATGTATTAGAGGGTGTTGAAATAGAAGGCATTACACCGCCATTTGACCCAACTACGCAAACATTCACATTTGTAGAAGGCTCTATGCTTACTATATTCAGACAGGTAGAAAACACGGTAGACTTGCAAATAGATAAAGATAGCGCTTTCAATATTTCTATTTTATCTGCGGGTCAAGAAATAAACGCAACAATCAATGGTGGTGGCGAAGGTGAGATATTCATTAATCAGTCTAATTAGTTTTTTAATCATTGTTATATTTATTTTGTATTCAATAAGTTTAGAAGCTGATACCAATACCATTAACATACAAACCAAAGGCGCAGATTCAACAATATCAGTAGACCAATCTGGCTCTAGCAATACAGCTACAATATGGTGCGGATTATCTAACGGCACTTACACCACACATAACTGCTCAAGCGCAACCATTACAATAGACCAACACGGAACAAGCAATCTGGCTAAAGCATATTCACAGGTAGCCAATCACAACAATAATCAATACACAATCAATCAGAACGGAAATAACAATACTGGATATTTAGACTTAGATGATGACAGCAACATTGCCACAATCACACAGACAGGCAACAGCAACTACGGTGAGATATATATGCAAGGTGATGATAACGTCTATACCATAACGCAAACAGGCAACAGCTTCTACGCAAAGATGAGAGCATTTGGTGATGATTCAGCATGGACAATCACTCAATCAGGAACAGGTAATCACAATGCCTATATCAAATCATGCGGCAACTGCAACAACAATGATGCCACAATTACGCAATCAGGAAGCGGTGCTAAAGACGGTGATATAGAGTTTAGAAACAACCCATCAGATAACAATACCGTCAATCTAACTCAAAGCGGTGATGGAACTCATGTGGGCAACATACTGGTCAAACAAGGAAACTATACAGTCAATGCAACGCAGTCAGGGTCAACCAATCAAACTTATTCTGTAACCTTAGACTGTACTTCTAATTGTAATAAGACAATCACAGTCAATCAATTTTGAAGCAAAAAAAACCCCCAATTAAGGGGGTCTGTTTTTACCTCTAACTTCTGAGGTGCTTTTTCAAGAAATATATTACGGCTTGTGCTTTATCTAAATCTGAGTAAAAGATTCTGAGTGTATCGCCATTTCTCGGATAATCTGCAATGCTTGTATCGTAATTAAGGTCAAGCCTTTTAAGCAGATTCTTTAGGTGGGTCACTTTATAAGTGGGTTGATATCCGTCCATAGTGTTGACTTCACGCATACCTGTAATTTCATTAGGTATTTTTACACTGTATCTTGGGTATAGTGAAGAATCTCTGCGACCTGTCGGCTCATCTGTTTTTCTGTCATATTCAAAGTTATAAGCGTACTCAACTACCTCTAATTCTGCGTTCATTACCGCATCATATTCAGGGCTATATTTTTTCAAGTTTTCAAGTGTTTTCATTTTCATTACCTTTATTTATTTAAGTTAAAAAAAGAGCTTAATTCATTATGTTTATTATTGCAACTACTTTAATGATTTATTTTAAATAAAAAAAAACCCCCAATTAAGGGGGCTTCTCTTACAGATGTTTCACATGAAACATTATTCCCAATCCATGCGGTTATTATCAATGTACCATTGAGCGTAATCCTCTGGGCTATGATTTATTGAAATACCCATGAAGTGAACTTCCACAGCATCTATAAACTCTTTTGCTAAATAGACGAGTCTTGAATACTGGCAGTCTGTACCGACATCAGTAAAATTGCTGAACAAGTCACCAGTGTAAGGGTCTACATCTGTGTTTTGTACTACTTGGAACTGCTTTATATTTATCATAATTGCTACCTTTTTGGTTAATTAAAAAAATTGTTACCCTGAGAGTTTACTTGATATGTTTATAATTGCAACCACCTTATAAAACTTTTCTATTTTTTTATCATCTTTATTGTTATAGACTTGGTAAAAACAAATTAGCATAAGCTAGGAGATATCCACATGGGTTATAAAATCTCGTTTGTATTAGGTACATTACTCGCCGTTGTTTGCATAGGCTCATGGATGTATATAAAGAGCTTGAATGAACAGATAGGCGTACTCAAAGGCAATCAAGTAGTATTAGAGTCAAAGATAACAGAGCAAAACGAATCTATTGATAATTACTTGGAGAAGCAAACAGAGGTAGCTGAGAAAATGAATGACCTTGCTAATCAATACAATGATGCATTGCGTGAAGCAAAAGAATTGAGCAGTAAGTTTGCTAGGCATGACTTAAATGATTTGGCGCTCAATAAACCCAAGCTGATAGAAAACAGAGTCAACAAAGGTACAAAGCGAGTTATGAATGAACTATCAGAAATAACAGACCCGAACCAATTTGATGAAGATGAAGAAACTACTGATACTGAAAGCTAGTCTTTTTTTAAGTGCTTGCTCTTACTTACCGTTCTTTCAAGAAGAACCAGTAGTGCCTGTAGAGGTTAAAACAATTCAAGAAAGACCCCCAATGTGGCATCCACCATTACCAGTAGAAATGAGTATGCTTGATGTGGAGTTTGAGGTATTGACCCCAGAACTGATGAAAGAATATCTAAAATTGGTTGACGAAGGTAAAGCGCCACCTATACCCTATTATGCTTTGACAACTCAACAATATCAAAACCTGTCATTGAATATGGCAGAGATAAAAAGATACACTAAAAATATATTAGCGATAATTCAATACTATCGTGAATATGATGAAAAGCTAGATAGCGATAATGATGATTAACTAATTATCACTAACTTGGAGAAAGAAAATGGAAACATTAATGAGTCTAGTTACATACGGAACAATGATAGTAACCGTTGCTAGTTTAATTGCGGCATCAACACCAACACCAAAAGATGATGAGTGGATTGCCAAACTATATAAATTTATTGATATGCTTGCTTTGAATGTCGGCAAAGCTAAAATGCAACCGCCTAAAGGAAAATAACATGGCAGAAAAAGTATTGTCAGACCCAAAACCTTACGTCTACAAATGTGACTTAGACCGTGTTGTAGATGGTGATACCGTAGATGTTCATGTAAAGCTAGGATTTGATGTCATGCTACGCAAACAAAGAGTAAGACTTGCGGGTATAGATACGCCAGAAAGCCGTACACGCGACCTAGAAGAAAAGAAATTGGGTCTTGAAGCAAAAGCATTGCTATCAGAGTTTTGTTCTGAGGGATTTGTGCTTCATTCACTCGGCAAGGGAAAGTATGGAAGAATACTTGGGGTCTTATATGATACGCATGGTGAATCAATTAATCAGAAACTTATTGATGCGGGTTTGGCAGTGGAATATTGGGGCGGCACAAAAACCAAAGTCTGGGGTGCGTACTAATATGCATATCAGTGCAGAGGGTTTATCACTCATAAAGAAGTTTGAGGGTTGCGAACTCAAAGCCTATAGATGCGCCGCCAATGTTTTAACAATCGGATATGGAACAATAAAGAATGTAACTGAGGGCATGGAAATCACTCAAGAAGAAGCAGAAACGCTTTTACAGGAAGAAATGCACGAATATGAGGGTTACATTAACGATATGGTCAAAGTGCCGTTAAAACAGCACCAGTTTGACGCGATGGTATCTTGGGTATTCAATCTCGGTAGCGGGAACTTATCTTCGTCTAGTTTATTGAAAAAATTAAATAATTCAGAGTATGATGAAGTACCCGCCCAAATTCGCAGATGGAACAAAGCGGGCGGAAAAGTGCTAGATGGATTAATTAGGCGCAGAGAAGCCGAAGCAAAGATGTTCATGAATCAAGATTGGTATGAGGTCTAATGGCATTATCTAAAAAACAAGGTAGAAGATTAGGCGCTATTTTAAGCGTGATGTTTAGAGAGGAAACCCCCAGAGAAGCTGTAAACGAAGTTATTAGTGAAGGATTTGTTGAAAAGAAAGACGATATCTTGGAAATCACAGATAAAGGTCTTGATGAAAAAAACAGATTATGCACTCTGGCGGGATTGAATATTAAATATCAAAAAGAGCGTAAATAAAAAAAATAGTGCTTTTCGCTACGCAACCGCACCAAAGTCGCTAATCAAGAGTTTAGGAGTAAGCTCTTTGTAGCTATGCTTTCGTCACTAAACCGCATCAGGTTATGAAGGTCGGCTATGAATGTGCCGATGTGACTATTATATTTTTTACCACGTTGTTGAATACAATCTCAGCTTCTTTTTTTGAGTATGACTTATCGCCATTTGCATCTCTTTCAATGCAATTCATAGCGTACCATTCAGAAAAATTACAGCTATATGATTTGTCATTATCGTAGCTGAAAAACTTTTCTTGAACTACCGTCATGCGCTCTTAGCAGAAAAATAAGAGTTTAAAAGCATAGATATACGAGGATTGATTTTGGCGTGACCGTTCTCAAATCTAGCTATCATGCTTCTATTAGGCTTGCCATTCACACTGTAACCCAGAAATTTTGCAACATCTGATTGTGATACGCCATGCACTTCTCTTAGAGCCTGTAATCGTTTTGGTGTCATTTGATTTTCCATATAACCATTCTACTTGTTTATTTATGCAACATCAATGATTCATCTTCTTGATTTTGATGCCATTGTTCTTGCTTTAGTTTTTCTTCTTGAAGCAAATCTTCATCTAAAAGATTGCAACAACCGTTTTGATAATTAACATCACTGTCAATATGTTTATACCAATTTTTATTTTCTGTTAGTTTCATGATTAATCCTCAACAAGAAGTTAAGTCAAATTCATCAAAAGACTTTTCACATTTATGGCATTCCCATGATTCAAACAGAAATCCCTCTGATGGCTCTGGCGAGTAATGTGTTAATTCTTTCTCACAATCAGGGCATGATGAGCAAAATTCTAATGACACACTCATACGTTCACCCTGTATGACTCATGTAAGTCTTTGCTTATTTCATCAACTGACGCTGTAACCAAAATATCCTTTTGGCTAATCGTTGTTACAACAGCAGTTTGACCCCAATCGTTCTTATATATACAAGAGATTGAATCACTAGGTATTCTCACTCTACCACCGCCTATCCTTAAAGGATTTATATAATATGCTCTATTCATTACGCAATCTCCTCGGCGGATAACTCATACCCACCTTCAAAATTTAACATTCTTAATATTGTTTCTTTGCTTGTATCTATTTTTACTTTCTCAATGGTAGTTAGTGTTGGGTTATGCCAATAACCATTTTCTATCTCTATTCTATTGTAGCTATTCCTTATTGCTCTAGCTTCTTTTAGTGTTGCCACATATCTTCTTGGGCATTCCATATTATTTCTACCTTCACTTACATGATATACAATCATTACGCTACCTCTCTAGTTTCAATTAATTTTGGATTTTTAACTATTGTTGTTTTCCAGACCTTATCTCTTTGCTCGTCATTGAACTCAACGTGCTTCTTAACAGCGAATGAAAGGTCAAACCATTCGCCCTCACTACCGTAAAACTCATCAGTAATTTTTGCGCTACTGTTTAGTTTAACTTTTTGACCTTCTTCAGATATAAAGTGGAAAACACCAGTGTAGCCACCGAAATTGTTTTCTACCGAATCTGCTCTCATTAAGTAAAATCTACCTTCTACTAAATCACCTACTGAGTCACCAATGAACTTGTTTTGATTGCTAGGCTTATATACTGATAATGGCTTGCATACTTTGTGCATAGCTTCATGTACCTCACTCTTGAACTCAGACAAGTTACCGTAGTAATTTATTTCGTCTTTATCTAAAGATTTGATTTCTCTGTCATATATTTTAAAACCTACTAAAAAAGATACTGACTCATTAGTAATAGAAGATGTGTAAGATATATTAAAATCTTCTCTCATGTATTTTCCTCTAGCTCCCGTAGGGTGAAACGGAGATATACCTTCTTTAATAAGATTTAAAGCCATGTGTTGCCAAGCCAAAAGAATCTGGTCGCTTTTTTCTTGACCTAATTCTTTTTCTAGTGCGATTTCATCAGATGACCTTTTTTTGCTTCTTGAAATATCATCTAAATCTGCTTCACCAGATGTACTAAGAATCACATCTTCATTTGCATAATGCTCTTTTATGTAATCTTTGGCTTTAGCTACAGCAGTTTCATAATCCGTTGAAAGATTCTTAATCCAAGAATAGCCAACTATATACGGTGTGTGGTCTACTATCATTCCGTGTTGGTATACTGGCTTCCAATCAATGCGCTGTATGTTAAGAGTGTAAAAATTTCTCACCCCTAATACCGCTAATTTAGTTTTAATATTCATATTTTTCACCTATATAAGTTTTTCAATTATTAAAAAAGTAAATCCTACAAGCTGTGGCAGAACAACTAACTTGAAGAATCCGTAAAACGCTATTTGTATGTCTTTGTTTTTCATATTCAATTAATCTCAATTCAATTTTCAATATAGAAAGTATCGCAATATATGATTGCAATAACAACTACTATACAGGTTATTTTTATGATTTATGCGTAAATCGCATATATATCAGTAACTTAGGATGTTAAATATTTTTTAGAAATTATGTTTCTTTTATAGAAATTCCGTGAAATGCGAGCATTAATCGCGCTTTTAAGCGGTACATAGAAGTTTTATAGCCTTTGACATCTTCAACTATAATCTCGCCGTCTTTATCCTTATAGCGAAAATCAGCACGGTAGGTGCATATCTTTGTGTTGTTTAATTTGAATTCGTATTTGGGTTGCAATTCTAAGTTTGTTATCTCACCTAACTGCTCAAGCAATTTCAAAGTTAAATATCGTGATGCTTCTTTTTTAGAGTCAAACATTATGCCGTCAATCTCTGTCTTTTTATTACGATATTTTAAAACTGGTTTGTAATGCCTACCCATAATTAATCCCCATCAATTTCTTTGTTTCTTTTAGTAAAGTTTCCTCAGAACCATAAGCACTGATAAATCTTTTCTTGAATGGATGTCGTGAAATGTATGGCGGTCTATCAAACCCGCCCCTGTGATGTTCCATGCATAAACCCAAAACCTGATAATGCGTATCAAGGCGCGTTCTGGAATACACATGATGGCACTCTGCTTCTTTGTAACCATAACCCATCATACGACATACAATGCATCCTAGAGCTACTACACGCTCTATATAGGCGCGTTCTGCTTTATTGGGCGCTCTACGCGCCATACTTTGACCTTTCTGCTCTCATGTTTGCATTTTTAGTCCTGTATTCCTCAAAACCTACCTCTATTGACCGTAAGATTATTTTTAATCCTGATAGCTTACCTTTTGCAATACCATAAGCCAATCTCGCATCATAAAGTTTTGGGTCATTCTCTGCTATGGTTTTTTGTGCTGATATGGTCTTAGCCCCAGTAGCCATTGCTTGCAACTCTAAACTAGCTTGCAGTTTCTTATAGTCAGCTTCAGTTTTATATAAGGTAGAGGTGGCATCTTCTATTTGAGATGCCATTTCTCTAATCTTATGTTGCCAAGTTTCAGTCGTTACATCATCCATCAGAATAAAGGTTTTTCGTTTGTTGGGCTTCCATTTGCATCATAACCTACTTCATCATCTAGCTCTGTGAATTTCAATGATGTATATGGGTGTCCTGATTTTTCAGACTCATTTGCCCAAGCACCCAAAGAGAAAGACTTATCATTAAGACTAACCTTACCAGACATATCAGGCGCTTTCTCAGACTTCTTTTCATCTTTCAAAAACAAAAGACCAAGACTCACCATAAATTCATATTTAGGTTGCCCCTCATTGTTATGACTCTTTACAATAGCCCCATAGTATTTTTTTCCGTCAATCTGAAAAGTACCCTTACGCTCTATTGTTGAGTTATTTTCATGCCAGAGATAACCTCTCTTTTCTTTTTCATATTCCATTGTAATTATCCTATTAATTTGAATTCATAACCTCTGCCATTTTTGATTTTTCTTTTCTCAATGACTTCACCGTATTTTTTTAAATTGTATCTCGCTCTTTGTTTATCCTTTCTTAGGTTTCTTATTGCCGCAGAAATACTTGGCTCACCATAAAAAGTACCGCTTCTGTTTTTTATCACACGCTGTAATGACCAGTAAGTCCACCATGTAACTCCGTCTTTCATGCAAAGATAAACCATATCATCAAGAGTCATCTTTTTAACTGTCATCTTGCACCTCACTTTTCTCGTAAAGAGATATCAAGGTTTCAAAAGAAACTTTTATTTCACCGTTAGCATCTTCATGGGCTTTCTTTATATCAGCTACATTTCTTTCATACACTTTTCGGCAAAACAACTGGTCTGGCTTACTCATTTGACCTCTGCACTTGTTTAGGTATTCTTCTAGGTCATCAGTACCGTATGCAACTTTGTTATGACTGTTAATCATTTTGTACTTCTTGGTAGACGGTGCTTCTTCTTTTTCTTTGATAGCATGGTCAACTTCTTCAAATGATGCGTAGTTACCACCTGATAAGCCAATCGCTGAAAGCGCACGCCCGATTGATGACGTAAGGCAGTTTTCTACTGCACTGGTTTTGTTAACCATGCCCGCGCTTCTGAATTCTTCAGCAAAGTCATTACCTATTTCACGCCATGTTCCATCTACAAAAACATGAATACTGCTCTCAGTCATTACCCTATTTTCATCTGCGGTATGCACCTTACTTATAATCTTACCGTCAACACCAAAGGCTTCTCTGAACACTTGTACTCTGGTATGTACCTCTGCATACATCTTACCCTTGATATTTACCTTATCTTTATCAGATAACTCTGACATCTTTTTCACTGCTGTTATCAGCTTGTCTTCAATTTCACTCATTTAACTTACCTCTAGTTTCAATAAAATAATTTCATAGCGCCTTCAATTTCATTGCGCCCCCAAATGTTCCACCAATTATCATTACTCAAATCAGGAGTAAGATTAGATAACTGGCAGACCTCTCTCATATCATCACTAAGACTTAACATAAACATCATCTTAGTAACGGTATTCTCAATAAACTTTTTGTGCATATCTATATCAAGCACATCAAAGCTGATTAATTCGCTTATCTTTGTCGTTGTATAAACATAGTCAATTACTGGCTTTTTTGATGTTGCCAAATGATAGACAGTTAATTGTCTTGAATAATTAGAATTCATTTTTGGCTTCATTGATGTGGTTTTTAAATCACGCACACAATCATCATATTCCAAATCTAAATAACCCATAAGGGGTACTGGTATGCAGTCAAGATGATGCTCAACTTTCTTTTGTGTTGCTATGGGTACGCCAAAATCTTTGTATATCGGGATAACTACTTCTAATGTTCTTTTTAGATGCGCCTGTTTCTTTGTTGCGCCTTCAATATCATAATCAGATTTGGATTCTTGAGCTTCTTGCTCAATCCGTGAAAACTCGCCGTTAGCTAAATCCAGAGATTCTTTTATACTGATACCGTCAACAACTGCTCTGGTAATACCTACCTCAACAGCGTTGCCATAGGTAAATGCGGGCTTATATGCTTGGTCTTTGTAACCCGCCACATTGACTAACCATTTTGCGGGGTTACTAATAAATAAATTAATTTGTGATGGCGATAAGTATTTTACGCCATGCATTTCAAATGGGCTTTCATGCATATCAATATCCTTTTCATATTCAATTCAATAAGACACATTACATGAAAAATTTGATGGTTGCAAAAAAAACTTACATGGATTAATCTACCCTGATGTCTATTGAATGCTTAAATTGGTGTATCAAACAAAAATGCGCCACACCGTCTACCAAACTGGTACTGTTTGTGCTTTCAAATTATAGTGACGAAAAACATTCTTGCTATCCATCAGAAAAAAAACTTGCGGAAATCGTAGGTGTTTCTGAGCGCCAGATAAGAAGATGTTTACATTGGTTAGAGGAAAACAAATATATAACGATACAACCGAGAGCGGGAACAAGTAATCGGTACTTCATGAGGGTGGACATGGGTGTCCAGAGGGGTGGACATACACTTCCAGAGGGGGGTGGACATGGGAGTCCGCCTATACTAAAGAAAGATACTAAAGCTAATACTAAAGAGAAAACCAAAAGTAATTCATACACAAAAGAGTTTGAGATTTTTTGGTCAGTCTACCCAAGAAAAATAGGTAAGTATGGTGCGTTCAAATCCTACGAGAAAGTTTCTAAGGAACACCCACACAAATTAATTTTAGAAAGAGCCAAGATATTTTCTAAGAACAATGAAATGACTGAAGAACGATTCATACCGCACTGCACCACTTGGTTGAATCAACGGAGATTTTTAGATGTAGAAGTAAAAACTAAAAAGAAAAGTAGCTTGAATAGTTTAGCGGGTTAATCAAAATGAATAGGAGTGAATATGAAAAAGAATATGTACGACATATTGTCAGAGAGTCAAATCAAATTGAAATCTTACGAGGGAAATGAAAAAACTAAATGCCCAGAGTGTCAACCGCCACACAATAAAAATGACAACCCATTATCTGTAACTTGCGATAACGGTAATGCGGTTTGGAATTGTCATCATTGCGGTTGGACAGGTTCAACAAATACTGGCAGTACAAATTTCGTCACGGCGAGAGAGAAGGTTTATGTAGCGCCCAAGCTACCAGAAAAAACAGAAACCCCATCATCAATGTATTCATGGTTTGCAGAGCGTGGAATCAGCAAAGAAACCGTACAGAAAAAAGGTATCTACATTGAAGATAAATACTGGATAGCGTTTCCTTACAAGGATGAAGAAGGCAAAGTAGTCAACATAAAGTACAGAACACAAAGCAAGAAATTCAAACAATCACCAAATGCAAAACGCTCACTTTACAACTACGATTTAGTCAAAGATTCGGAAACAATAATTTTCGTAGAGGGAGAAATGGATTGTCTTGTTCTAATTGAAGCGGGCTTTGACAATAATGTTGTGACACTGCCTGACGGTGCGCCTAAAGAAGCAAAGTTTAATGAGAAAGATGCTAGGTTTACTGCCTTGGAAAATTGCCCTTTAGATAACGCAAAGAAGGTCATACTTTTTGTAGATAATGACAGCGCGGGCAGAGCGCTTAACAAAGAATTATTACATAGATTCGGAAAAGAATTGTGTTGGTATGTTGATTACCCATCAGATGCCAAAGATGCAAATGAAGTTTTACTCAAGCACGGGGTAAGCAAGATAAAAGAGATAGTAGAGAATGCAAAGCCGTACCCTATTGATGGATTGTTCTCTGCCCACCAATATTACGGCTCTGTGCTTGACCTTTACAACGGCAACTACACAAAGCCAATCAGCATAGGATATGAAAACCTAGATGAAAATTACAAAATTCTCAGAGGTACATTTCACACATGGACAGGTATTCCGAATCACGGAAAGTCCTCGTTTCTTGACCAATGCTTGATAAAGATAAGTGAAAAACATAACTGGCGTTTCGCTGTGTTTTCACCAGAGCATTCAGTACAGATGCACTTGCGCAGATTAGTGCAACTAAAATTAGGCAAGGCTTTTGATGAGGGATTTGCTAATCGCATGACTAAGGAAGAACTGCAAGGCGCTCTTGAATGGATAAATGAACACTTCTACTTCTTGGAAACCAAAGACACTACGCCAGACATTGACTATCTCATTGATAAAGCAAAAGGTGCGGTCTTGAAATATGGTTGTGATGGTTTAGTAATTGACCCTTACAACGAAGTTTCAGCACTCCGCGGCAATATGAGAGAAGATGAACACATAAGAGATTTCATCAGCAAGCTAAAACGATTTGCAAGAGTCCATGATGCCTGTGTCTGGATTGTTGCTCACCCAACCAAATTACAGAAAGACCAAAACGGAAGCTACCCACCACCAAGCAGTTATGAGATTTCTGGGTCAAGTCATTGGAGTAATATGAGTGATGCAATCATAACAGTACACCGAGATTTTGATACAGATGTTACAAGAGTGATTACCAGAAAGATAAGAGAGCAAGGATTATATGGTCGTATTGGTGAAGCCACATTCAAGTACAATAAGACAAAAAAGAACTTTGAGATATATAAGGAACTAGATGTTGTTGATATACCTCATTGGACAGATGAAGATTATGAAAATATAAGGGGATGATAGTTATAAAAATAACCCTAACAAGCTGAAAAACCTTCAATACCAACGTATACAATGAAAATTAAGTTTGCAATTACAATCAAATTGTTATACGCTTATAGAGTACAACTGCGTTTTTTTAAATAAAGAGGACATTGAAAATGAAAAAATTGAAAACAAATTGGAATCCAGAATGGTACGTTCACATCAATGGATTTAGATTAGCTGAAAC